GGTTTTTAAACCGTATGGCTTACATGTATAGTTGTTACCAACTATACAAATATACCATACCCTCCCAACATCGTCCCTTTAATAAGGACGTGAGGGATCTTTCTCAAGTTGACCCCAGTTTGCTCAGGCATCATATGTTTCAGTTTGGGTTTTCATCCCATACTTAACGTATGTACCTTGGTCTAATTGTTTTAATTCTGAGAAAGTCAATGAATAATTATAGGATATTAAATCGATAGCATCTTTGGTATAAGAGTATGATGATTCTCCAATAGAAGAACCATACATAACCTCATCCATTGAGTTTATCTTTTTAAATCCTAAATTAAATATTTTTCCAGTATTTAGTAATTCGAGGGTTTTATTTCTCTCCTTACCAAATACATGGTCAATATTTAACATTAATAATTCCTTGGACTTGTCTCTATAATTAGTCGAATTAACGGCTCATTTAGAGACTCTGTCCTTGTAATTATTAATATAATTATTCACTCCCTTGAAAAGAGGATGGAATCTTAGATCATTTGGATCATCAATATCTATATTTTCACAATTATAGATTAATTTTTGACCCAAAAGAGCTAATTCTCTCATACTCTTTTCGACGGATTTTCCAATTCCCTGAGAAATGACATCATCAAAAGTTTGATGAATTAAATCATTACCAGGGATCACAAAACTTTCATTTGTTATATTCAACGCTAGCATCTCTCTAAGAGAGTCTATCGTTGCATATCCAAATGCGAAGTCTAGTGACTTATGGAAAACCTTCATTTTCATCCTGAATCTAGAATTATCAAATTTAATTGATAATTTCTTGTTCAGACCTTTGTAAAGTGAAGAAACAATCTGGTTTAAATTCCTTGAAGAACTTAAAAAGTTCCCTTTGACCTTGAAAAAGTCATAAAGGGTAACCATTACTATAAATGGATTATTAATATTATTAATAATTCCATTCATTGGTAATCCAGTTATCTCTTTTCCTTTACTGATCCATCTTTTTGCAAATTCATATGTATCTTTAGATACATGTGTCTTTGAATCAGATAGATCAACACCTAAATGATTCATTCACTTTTTATACATCTTGGCAACTTTATCGTTTTTTATAACGATATCGTCACCTAAGATTATATAATCAGTGAATTTATCATAACCACATAGTTTTGCACATCAGTGCACTACTAAATGGTGAGTTAGGGTAAAGGCTGCTCAAGAAGAATAAGCTCCCATCGGTTGACCCACTGAATATTTCAGTGTGTTACCATTTGGGGCGACAAATTCTCTTGATGATAGAATTTCATTTCATCCATCGGAAAGATCTTTATCAAAAATAATTGATAATAATCTTCTCTGTAATGAAATTGGAAATCTATCAGTAGCAGATGATAAATCCAGTGATCAGAAGTTTTCACCATCATCCTTTCAATCATTAAAAGGATCTTGAGTGTAAGTCCTATCACATGGCAATTTATGAAGTAAATTCATAATTTTCGTGTGAATAGGTTTAAGAAATAGTTGCGTATAATAATCCATTATAGCAACTATTCTTAACTTACATTCAGGATCATATATGAATGAAAGTTTACCAAGTTTTTCTGTTTTAAGGTTTTTTCCCTTTTCTCAGTTAAACTTGTATGATTGTGAAAAATAGTCTTGTCCTGCTTGGTCAGTAATCTTAAAGATACTGGCCATCAAATCATAGGAATAGCTAAAAAGTGTTTTCATAGCACTTTTTGTAGCTTTACCTACAGGTCCAGCCTTATTTGATATATAAATATTTTCTATATCAAATTTAGGTTTTCCTGTAAATAACTTATTATTTGATACGAATTCTTTAATAAAACCAGTTGGAATTATTTTACTAATTCTTCCTGGTTTTGTTATAGATTCGTAATCGGGAACAAGTTTATCTCTTTCTTTTCCATTAAGAGTAAATGATCTGGTAATTGTTAGGATTGAAAACATAAGTTTTCGTTCTTCCATATTACCAGATGATAAATCTGTTAGGAAGGAAAGGGCTTTTGGTCACCCGTCAGGATCTAT